AATTGAGTTGCCGAGATATAAAAAAAAGTAGTCTATCCTCCTTGAATAATCTACAAATAAAAATACATCAACTCTTTGTTTAGAGCCATAAAACAAGCTCGGCACATAACTAATTAAAATTGTAGCTAGCAATAAATAGTCTTTCCAATGTTTAGGCATCACATTCCTCATCGTCTGTTTCTGGAGCTTCGCCACCGATTGATACTTGTTCTTCTGTTACTTTTGGTTTTCTCTCTAAATTACTCATATATTTATTTATTTAATCTTCTGCTCCTCTTTTATATCCGAAAAATTGATGCGTTGCTGAACCATTTGGAAATACTTTATATTCGTCTATATCAACAGTATCGGTGGTCATTATATCAAAAGCAACACCATCGTAGTAAATTGGAGGTGTTATTTCGTGTCCATCTTTATCATAGGTTGCTGGAGTCTTTACCACTTTTCCAATGTAAACAACTGCTTTTGTTCCGTTGATGTACTGCATTGAGGTTACCCCTTCTTCTGTTACTTGTTGCCATACACCTTTGTCAATTAAGACTTGATTCCCTTGTGCTTCTGTATCAAATACTAATTTGTTAACATTCATTATAAAGCTGTTAATTGTTCGTCTGTTAGTGCTTCTTTGTAAACTGCTAGTGCTTTTGCTTTTCCGAAGAAAGGCTGACCACTATCGCCTCGTGTAAATGTTAAATTATTTAATCCTATAGGAGCAGAGCCACTTGTATCGGTATCAACTTCAACACCATTAATCCATAGTGCAAAATCATTTTCTTTATACTTAACAGCTACCTTTAAATATGCTAATGATACTGCTCCAAGATTATTAACCATAAACGCTTGAGAAACACCACCACTCCTAACTTCACAAGCTATTTTTAAATCTGTTGAGCTATTTAAAAAACCAATTTTTATAGCGTTATTGTGAGAGCCATCACTTAAAGAAATCCATCTTTGAAGATTGTAAATTGCGTTTGCTTTAATCTCTGCATACAACACACCCTCTGTAGAGTTTATCAAACTAGCGTTCCCAGAATTAGATGCTATATCTTGAATCCTAGTATTTGCAGCACCATCCGTTGGGATGTATGAGGTTGCAAAAGGTTGGTTTTCTAGTTGTGCTGCCCACAAGTAATAAGATGAATTGTCAAATCTTGTATCTGTATTGTCTGCACTAGCAGTTCTAATCCTTATATTAAAAGCTGTGTTGTTAGTTGTATCAGTGGTTGTAACTTGTAGTCTATACCAACCATTCCCAAAATCTTTTACTGAAGCATTATCAAATGTAGTAGTACCATTTTCTGAGTAACTACCCACTAATCCATCCTTTATATTAAACCAAACTTTTAGTGAATTAGAAAAACCAGACTTTACAACTAAAAAATCAACCCATTCAGCACCACTAACCCTTTTTATAAATACACTATATGTTGCAGTATTGGTTGCTGATATTGCGAACGTTTCATTTACTTGGTCTGAACCAGCAGAACCAGTTTGTATTAAGTTTGCGTTTGTTTCGCCACTTGGAGAAGTTCCATTAGCACCGATAGTTATATCCGTATTATTCCATTGACTAAAGTCCTCACTATAAGTTACCAAATTCGTACTCTGTTGCTCAAGTAACCAGCTTCCAATACCATTCTCATAGTTTATACGTGGTAAATTCGTACCTTCAGTAACTATATTGCTACTTGAATTAACTCTACTTGCTGCCCCATTTCTTGAAAAAGTGAAATCCCCATCTCCGTTCTCTGGCTTTACACTTAACATACTTCCATTGTCGTATGCAGTTGGTGTAAGTAAAATTGACGCTTTATCTAATAAATTATCTGCCATATTATTCTATAATTTCAAAAGCGGTTAATGTTGTTGTTGTACTCGTTACATTCTCAAAGTGTGTTGCCCTTGCTTTTAAAGAAGCCAACAAACTAGGTACTGCACTTGTTACTGCATAGTCATAATAAATACCACCCCATCCATTTTGAACTGGAGTCCCCCACCAACTAACTGGATATATCTCGTTTGCCATCTTTTTCTTTTTTTGTTAGATACTTAGTTAATTTAACTACGTTCTTTAATTTTGGTTTGTATGTTCTTGCCATTATAATACCCAACTTGATGAATTGCTGTCTTTGTCAGGAGATATATCTGAGCCACTATTACTTGTATATTCTGGAAATTTTGTACTATTGAAATCCATAAAATCCACAAACCTTCGACAATAATACTCAGCAAAATCTCTCTCTTTTTGTACTAAAAAATCTACTTCCTCTTTGTTTACTGTTTCTGAGTTCTCTGAGCTATGCTTATATATTCCTCCAGATTTCACTTGATACGCACAGAATGGTAGATAGTCTGTCATTGCATAATGGATCAACATAGGTTGCACATAATCAGTAACAAGAGATAGATAGTCTCCTGTTAAAGTTCCAGCAATTATATCTGCTGAAATTCTATCATATAATTTTGTACCAAGTGCAGACTGGATGTGTATCTCTTGTGATATTCTCACATATTGTAAGAATAAATCTGTATCAGTATTACCATCAAGAATACTATTCTTAACGAGGTCTGTTCTACTTATAAATAATGCTGTTGCCATAGTTATCTTTTCTTTACAAATCCGTTATTAGGCATATCAACAGGTCTTTTCGAAACCTCTTTTGCGTTTACTTCGGGTTTAAATCCTTCTTTTTTAGCTTTGTTTACGCTTACTTCAGCATTTGGATTGCCTACATCTGGCTTTGTTTTAGCGTTCTTTGCTCTGTATGTCTTTCTCATCCAAAAATGATGACAACCGCCACCGCCTTTGTATAGCCATATATCATAGGTATCAGCTCCAGACAACCCCCAACCAGCATTAACTGCTTTTTTACTCATCATATCTATATCTTCCTTACGATATATCTTTTTTGCTCTTACCATTTTCTTGCAAAACTCTCTACTATTTTCGCTAAATGTTAAAGGTGCATATTGATACCTAACTTTAAACTGTACACCTTCTTCATTTACTCCATCTTGCTTAGATTTTGCCTTTGGTCTTGCTGTTCCAGTAGTAACAAAATTGTACATTTTAGACAATGCAGATAATTTTGGATTGTTTAACTTTTCTAACTCTTCATTTAAAGAATCTTCTGCATCATAATCTACTTTTCTCTCATCTATTAGCTCCCAGTTCTCCAAATCCTCATCCTGTCCAAACTCCTCTAAATCTGAAGCCATTTTAGACATCTTTACACCAGTCTCTTCTTCTCTTGTTATCTTGTCTTCTACGTTGTCTAAGTCTAAGAACTGCAAAGGTTGTAAGGTCTTAAAGTATAGGTTTAAGCTAATGTTATTGAAAGCTAATATCTTATCAAAAGCATCTGTTAAAAGCTCTTGAAATGGAGCTATTACCATGTTGTTCATTAGTATTGAACTGTCTTTTAATTCCTCTGCATTATTACCAAAACCAGAGTTATCTTTAATACCTAAAAGCATTGGAGACACAATTCTATGAGCAATTAAAATCTTTGATTGTGCTACCTCATTTATAAATTGATACTGATTATGAGCATCTGATAATTGAATAGCCTCAATAGTTGCAGCACTCTCTTTATTATCATTAAAAGCAATAATAGGAGTACCAGCTCTTGACGATCCTTGATACTTTTGCTTGATCTTATTTTCTGTTAAAACTTGTGTTTCTTCATCTGGTACACCATTGTTGAAATTAATCATCATTGATGGACTCAATCCGTTTCGCACATTATTTATGTGGTAGTTTGATACCTCTATTTCTAAATCACAATATTGTATTCCTCCAATATAGTCAGGAGTACTATAGTAGTACATCCCAGCCTCATAAGGCTTCACATACAATATCTCAATTGGTTTAGGTGTATCAGATACACCAAACGCTGGTATGCGTAATGGCTTGTCAGATGGCTTTATATCCTCCCATTTTGGGAAGTAGTAATATGCTTGTACTTCCTTATCGTCTGCTCCACATTTCTCAGCTCTTAAAGTCTCAATTGGTAGATGCTCTACTTTCTCAATAGTCTTTTTATTTTTTGAGTATATTACTTGTATAGCACATTGCCCTGTCAACTTTAAATCATAAGCAAACCTTCGTAAATCGTCTTTCTTAAATAAAGATATCATTCTAGCATACTGCTCTGGTCTCCTTGCACTATCTGTAGCAGACAACCCTTTACCATAAATCATCTGAGAGATTGAGTTTATACAAGCACTATTTGTAGCACTTCCATTTGCTTTATCAATCAAAAAATTAAAAAAGTCATTATCAGTACCAAATTCAATCCACTCTTTATTCTTAGACTCTACTATCTCTGGTGTTGTGTAAGATGATAAATTAACAAAAGAAACATTAGATCGTGCTTGTTTTTTTGGTGCTTGTGGTCTTACTTTATTTATGCGTTTTTTCATTATAGTATTATAAAATCATTATTACCACTTTTCTCAACATACACATCTTTGTTTACTGAATAATGCTCGTTGTTTGATTGGTTAGTTGATTGATCAGTACAAAAAATCTTGTCTCTATAGATAATATCTGCCTCTGTAATTGCTCCTTGTCCGTTGTAAACTTTTAAATCATAAAATCTACCTTCTTTTAAATCAAAAACAGTACTCAATTCAAGGTAGTTTCCAGATGTAGCACCAGTAACTAACAAGTCTACAGAGGTATTAGAGCTGTCATCTCTCAATCTTAATGTGACAGATGAAGCATATACACGAGGTATAATCTTTATGGTTTGTGAAGATGTAGTATGTAGTAATACTTTCATACTTATATAATAAAAAAATAGACTCTTTTTATTTATTTAAAGCAAAAAAAAGACAATCAATTAAGATTGCCTTTTTCTATCGAAAACAAATTATGAAAAAAAACTATGCGTTAGGATTAATTTGCGTTGCAGATGTTTTAGCTGGAATTACTGTTTTTTCAACAAAATATGCTGGGTCTACTTCCATTGCTTCCAATGTGATTGAAAATGATTGAGCATCGCCCATTGCAGCACCCAAAGAAATTGCACCTCCGTTTGCTTCAGCTCCGTTAATCAAACCAATCATATAGAATACTCCATTTTGATCTTCAACAGCTACATGAGATTTACTTGCTGCAAGAATTTTTATCTGCTCTTGCGTTGCTTTATCAAGTACAAGTAAGTTTAAACTCAAAGTTTGTGTGTAAAATAAACTTTGATTGTCTTTAGAAGCATTGATTGTAGTCTCTAAAGATGATGATCCGTTAATATCGAATTTGTAAAAGTCTCCAGATTCAAGTGCTGTGATTTCTGAACCACTTTTAGTAACATCCCCAAGAGTTCCAAAATCTGCAAAATATACTGATTTCAAACCACCAGAACCTTTTCGACATGGTAAAGCTCTACCAGAGCTAAGTGTTAAACAAGCCATTTTTATATATGTTTTAAGTTATTAAAAAAGGGTAGATAGATATTCTCTACCTACCCTCGTTTTTATTATTATTGTTAGATTATAAACCTAATCCGTAAGAAACGATGTCCTCAACTACTGCATAATTTACTGCTGCTGTATAACGAGCTATAAATCTTACATTTTGGTCTCCTAAAGTTTCAGCTGTATCAATTACACGAACTTCATTCATATCGCTTAACAAAGATGTAGCGAAGAAAAGGTTGTCTTTGATAGTCGCAATCATTTTGTTAGATGGTAATCCATTCACAGGAACAACTTTAATACCATCAAAAAACTGTACATCGATGTCTTGGTTGTTTCCTTGTCCGTTTACACCATTAGCTCCTTGTCCGTTTGCTTGGAAACCTCCTAATGATCTTTTGTAAGCTCTGTACACGTTGTTCGCAACGTAAACATAAAGACCTTCGTCTTGTAATAATTGCTCTGGAATTGCATCAATCACAGATCCTAATTCTGCAACTACATTTGCTGGTGTTATTGCTTCTCCTGTAATCTTTTTTGATCCAGTATGAGCAGCATCAGCAGCTAATAAAGTTGTAAACCCATCAAAAGAACCAGCTCCAGCAGTACCACCCCAAATTGCAAGCTCAGTAGCTTGTGCTATTTTAGCAGATGTTTTTCCGATAATGAAATCAGATAATTTTGCTGGGAAGTTATCGTGTGCAGATGCACCCATTGAACCAGCTTCGAACGTACTTCTGAAAG